GTCCTGCGTGAAAGTCCGGTCTTGTGGGATCGAACGAAGGAGTTCGAAGACTTGGACAGACAGAGGTTCTATCAGAACCTGTGTAATCCAGTCGACGATTCCTACAATTCGAGCCTTTAATTCCGGGTCTTGAACAATGGAAAGGCGACGTAAAGGGTACCCCTTAAGGTTATAACCAACACGTGAAAGTGTTTCCACTTTCTTGTCGATTATATCCCAATTAAGGATAGCCCGATACTTCATGAGAACCGATTTGAAATACTCCGCTCCCGGCATTCCAATCATGTTTACTATCGCAGCCCATATTGGGCCGTCGAAAAGTGACAGACAGTGAATAGCCGTGAGTACAGGATTTCCTAACGGTCCTCCCTTCGCAGAGAAGAAGAATAGTTCTCGGGACCAAACAGGCCGAAACAACTCAAGATTGAAATCTGATACAAATTTTGCTACAAAATCTGGATCGATTTTCTCTCTTGTTCCTGTGAACTCAGCAGTAATGCTAGAGTAATCAGGGGTTGCTTCGCACTTCATGGCTCGGGAAACTACCAGGAGAGTCATTACGAACCGTAGACTAGCTGGATCCTGAGAGTCAACTAGTTCCTTGAGGAACCAGATGCACTTAGGAAAGCCATCACGTAATCCTACAATTTCACTCACTACGAATAGTGGTGATCCTGAAAGATAACGTGTGACAACTAATCGAAGGAGTTTAATCCGACGAATAGTCCAGGCTAGTCCCTTAGTTCGAATGTATCGACCAATAAGCGAAAGCCATTGATCAATACATCCCCCGACTTTATTTCCATCCAAGGTGTGAAACCATAGCTTAGCCACCCACACAAGGGTAGTTTTGAAATGCTTCATATCTTACGATGAGAAATATTGTCGTGGTAATGAATGGTCGATCCGACATCCCTCGCCGTTTCAAAGAACGTACACCTACAGAATTCTCGCAACTAGTGTTAAACCACTCCACTAGCGCAAAGGAAACCTGGACCGTGTTTCACAACAACAAGGAGGTTGTGTCTCTAATGTAACAAATACGTTCAGAGAGGAGGACTTGAGGTCGTCTTGTAATAACCATGATCAGGTGATCATGATTATCCGACCCATCACCGGTTTTGCACAGGACCATGAGTAATGCCCTCTCGGGGTCTCACGTTGACGTCCTGCTTTACGACACCAACCGATATTTATGGTGAAGGGGGAACACTCTGCTGGAAGGCAGGGCGGCGCGACCGAGTCAAATCGGCGTTGCTGTGTCTCAC